AAACGACAAAGAGATAAATAGACTAGAGGAACAAGAAATCCTCGACCGTGTAGGAAAGCCTGCGATTCTTCCAGAACTTCCTGACGATCTATTAGATGAGGAATAAACATGCCAATTCAGAAAATTACTAGAGGTGGAGAAACATTCTACCGATACGGAGACACCGGCAAGATGTACAAGAACCGTGCTGATGCAGAAAAGCAAGCAGCCGCAATACATGCAGCCGGGTACAAAGAACCAGTTAAGAAAGATGCTAAGAAATGACTTTACCATTTACTAAACAGCAAGTAAACACTACTGCTAACACATTGAATTATATACAAACTGCAAGCAAAGAAGACTTTCTTGTGTTTGCAGATTGGTTTATCAACGGAAGCAAAATATGGATAAGTCCTGCAGGATACACAGAAACAGTATTAGCAGCAATTGAACAAAGAAAGATAACAAATGAGTAACAACAGATACGTATTACAAAACGGACCAGATGGAGTAACCTGGTGCAGTCTACAACCACTTATGCTTGATATCAATGAAAACATCTGCAAATTGATGGACATTGACATTAGTGAACTAAGTGAAGAAAATCAGCATGTGTTTGAAATGAAGATTGTAGGACTACGAACAGTGCATCAGTTTATCGGATCACTAGTGCAAGAAAAAGACCTAGAACTATTACGTGAAAAACATCTCAACACTGAAGGAACATTGCAATGAAAGGCTTAATTGATCGCCCTAACACCAATCGAATCCCTAATTTTAATCACATGACTGTTGAACTCAGCAAGTACATGACTGAGATTGAGATTGACAGTTGCATCGGATTCATGGAAACAATCAAAGACAGTAAGTGGGATATCAACCCAAGCGTAGATGATTGCAAGACTCAACTAGAGATTATGTTCGGTAAAGAACGAGTCAAAGAACTTATTGTACAATGGAGCAAAGACAATCAGAAACTTGCTACAGTATTCGGTAAACTACGATACATGAGCAAGACAGATAAATCAGATAAGACTCTTTACGATGGATTGGATCCAACTGACAATCCTGATGACTGGGAGAAAATCTATGTCTAAAAAGATTCCAAACTATGATCAATCTGAAGTCAATCAAAACATGGAGAGTTTGCTTGATCTAGCAGAAACTCCTACTGTACAAGAACGAATGAAGAACATCATAAGGTCTGATAAAGCAGTCGAAGTAGTAACGGAAAAACAATCAGAAAAACCAAAGAAGGCTCCTCGAAAGAAAGCCCCTTCTAGAGGTGGTGCAAGAGCAGGGTCTGGACGTCCTAAAGGCTCAACTAACAAGATAACCCCAACTGAAATGCTTGATGACTTTAAAGTGCAGTCTGGCTTAGACTTTCATCAATTTATCAATGAACAAATTGTTGCTGCACATCTAGCCGGTGATAAAGAATTAGTCAGCAGATATTTGCTTGGCTTTGCAAAGTATCTTGTGCAAGACGTACAAGAAGTTAAACAAGATGTGACTAGCAATGGTCAGACTATGAATGTAGGATTCACATTCCCTTCTATTGAATTATCAGAATGGAAAAATGAATCAAATTGAGATACCGTTGTATGGCGAGCAGAACACAATTCTAGCAGATTGGCTCACTACCGACAAGCACAGTATAGATATTGTACCTGTGGGTAGTGGGAAGACATTCTTGGCAGCGATTGCGCTTCCAATATTCGCTAGTGACCCTCGCTACCACAAGGGCAAAGATATCATATACTCGGCACCAACGGGCGCAATGATAAAGTCTTTGATATGGGAGCCATTGAAGCGAAGTTGTATTAAACACTTTGGATTAGTAGATGGTAAGGAAATTAACAATAGCGAATTGACTATTAGATTTCCTAATGGTGTTTTTATTAGATGTAAGAGTGCAGAGCAAAGAGAGAATCTCCGTGGACTTAACGCGGGTATTTGGATATGTGACGAAGCGGCCTTGTACACACAAGACACACTCCAAGAGATAACGAACAGGCTTAGACCTTCAGTGGGCCAGCCAGACACATTCGGTAGACTAATCGTGATCTCAACGCCCAATGGTGCAGGACCATTGTATGATATGTTTCAGTTAGCAAAAGAGATGCCTGACAAATATATCGTTCGTCATTTCAATTACATTCAAATGCGCGCGGGTAACAAACAGTTTATTGAAGAACAAAAGCGTATCATTAGTCCACTGAAGTTTCAGCAGGATTATATGTGCAGTTTTGAGAACGTTGCGGATCAGTTCTACTATGCATGGGACAAAAACAAGTACTGCAAAGAGATTGTGGATACTAGTTACGATCTTTATACATTTCATGACTTTAACAAACGAGTTATGACAGCGACAGTTGCTCAAGTTAAGAATGCTGGTACATTAAACGGTACCATTGAGATTCTTAAGAGTTATGCTATTAATGATTGCAGTACCGAAGGAATCGCACAAGCCATTCGAATGGATTTCCCTAAGCGTAGAATTAGCAGCGTAATCGACATGAGTGGTACGCAAGTTAACCGTGACACTACAAGCGAATTCGGCGTCACTGACAGAACAATCATGGAGAAGTATGGATTTACGATTGTTAACACACGTAAGAGTAACCCTCTTATTAGTGACACTGATAACACTAGCAACGCATTCATAGCAAGGGGTGGCTTAGTTGTACGTCCTGATGATAAGTTCCTATTAGAAGCATTACAGACTTATCACTATGAAGATGCAAGTCGCAAACGCTTAGTAAAGTACACTGATCAAAAGTACGCGCACATTGACGGATTGGGTGACTGCATAAGATATGGAATTCATCATCTGTTCCCAATCACACACGAGACTCCAAACTTTACAGAATACGTGGGTATGGATCCAGCAAAAGCAAGATTAGGCATGCCAGGATTAAGTCATATGCCAGACAGTCCACTATATCCAGGTGGTCCATCGTGGGAAGAGATTATGAGCGGGGAAGAGCAACAGCAAGACTTCCAAACATGGGAATAACAAATGAAACAAGACGAAAACTATTATAAATCACTATTCTTTAGCCATGTTAAAGAAGACACAACTACAGGGTGCGAACTGTGGACAGCATCAACTAACAATGTGGGCTATGGCTTCTTTAGATTTGATGGTAAGATGCGCACCGTGCACAGATTAAGAATGCAATGGGAAGGACATAACATAGATGGAAAAGTAGTCTATCACGATTGTGATAACTATAACTGTGTCAATCCTGCACATCTAAACGTAGGTACACATCAACAGAAATCAGCAGTGATGACTAGCAAAGGACGTTCAGGTACTGCATGGAGTAACGCTGCTAACTATCAAACATGTAAATATTGTGGATATCACGGTAGTCCAGCAGTCGTAGGACGTAGACACAATGAACAATGTAAGCATAAACCATAATAGATACAAAGTATAAATACATCTATGACCATGATATACACTGGCAAAGTAGCCATTAAAGAAACTCAAGCAATATGAAAAACAACGAACTACTAGAACGCAGCGGCATTTATGACGCTATCATTATGCAAATGGTAGGATACCAGCAAGCATATCTTGGTGGCTATGTCTTCAAGCAAAGTGTGCGTAAAAAGCGCCCAAGTGAAGACAGCCAATTGTGGAATGACTTAATTAAAAACACTGTAGCACAACCTGTTTGTCGTTACATTGTTGACACTATCAATGACGTTCTTTTCGAACCAGGTGTCAAGCGTAACTTAAAGTTCGCTACTCCAGAAGGTCAGTATATCGATCCAGAGAACTGTGATTGGGTTGATCTGTTTGTGAATGACACCGACCTTCAGACTCGCGGCATGACAAGTTTCATGGAACAAGTAGGTGATCTTACAAGTATCTTTGGACATTGCTGGGTGGCAGTGGATCTTCCAACAGCAAGTGAAGGTAGTTTAGGTCGTCCTTACACATGCGCTATCAGTCCTATCGATGTCTGGGATTGGGAATTTGACTTCTATGGTGGTCGTCCTATCCTTAAGTATGTTAAAGTAAAAGAGATGGAAGATGCTGAACACTATTATCTCAAGTGTTATTACTTAGGTACACAAGACAAGCCATCATACTGGGAAAGTTATGAAGTGCCAAAGAGTGTTAAAGAATCAAGTCTCATGGAGAATGAAGCAAGACTTATCGGTACTGGTGAATTCCCAGCAGGCATGAGTATTCCAGTATTCATTGCATATGGTCGCAAAGACCCAAGAACCATGGACTTAGGCGTGTCAGATATTGATTCAGCAAGTGATGCAATGCGTGAACACTATAAGTTAGAATGCGAAAAGTATACTGCATTACAGTTTGCTCACACTATCATTCGTGCTGACAAAGGAATTAGTATCCCTGTTCACGCTGGTGCAATCGTTCGTGCATTAGCCGGACAAGTAGAAGCCATTGCAATCGACACCGGTGATGTAGACAAGATCATTAAAACACAGCAAGATATCCTAGAACAGATTGAAGCATTGACTGGCTTAGGTGGATTGCGTAACAGTAAGAACCAAGTAGCAAGCGGTGTGTCTATCATTGAAGAACGCAAACAATTACATAGAACAGCAAAGAGTAAAGCCCGCTTAATGGAAGTTACAGAAGGACTGATCTTTACGTTTGCTGCACGATTTATGGGCGTGCGTTGGGCTGGTCAAATCAACTACAACACCGACTATGAAGCACACGACACCAACTACAGAATGGCATTGATTACTCAAGCATCAGCATTAGTTGGTGACAATGAAATCATCAAGAGTCTAATCACCCGTGAAATTATCGGCATGTTGGCTCCAGCAGAAGATATCTCTGAATACCAGCAAGCATATGTTGATAGTCTACAAAACAGTGCGGTCAAGCAATTGATGATTGAAGAAGATGAAGAAGTATCTATTACTGACGCAGGATCTATTCCAGATGCACAAGACTATGGTGAGATTGATACTAGTGAAAATGGTATCGGAGACAAGAACAACACAACATTGTTAGGTGGACCAGGAACTCCTATTACTCCTATAGGTGATTCTTATTACGTTCAACAAGCAGTAGCAGTACAATTAACAGGTTTAAACACAGGAAGATAACTTGTATAAATACATTATCACATACGGTGATTACG